TCTGACTTAGAGTCAATAAATATTGATTTTACTACATCTGCAGGAATATGGAATAAGAAAATGGAGCCTGATAGACAAAACCCTGAATTCCGTTATCAAGCAGCCATTTCCAAGTATGATCTTGCAGCAGTTCTTATTAGAGAAACTGAAGGTGATGTTAGGAATTTGATAGCTAAAAGTGTTGCAGTGTGTCTAGCATGCGAATATCCTGCATATTATCGGATTGACGAGGAGGACGTTCCCCAGGACCTTAAAATCCAGTCTCAGATATATTCACTAATTTCATCGTTTTCGCAGAAAACAAAACAGGTTCTGGCGGGAATGTGTTATGATGCATCGATTATGGAAGGGTTGCGTACAATCGACGGATTAGATATCCACCAGCAAGGCAGGCCCTGGAAAGAAAAGAGAGACGTGGTCAGGAGGAAAATTAAAACTCTAGTGCCTAGGTCAAATATTGCTTTCCCGCCTTTGCCATTAGGTGAAATTGTTCCATTACCCGCTGACAACTTCTCTATAACAATTGGTGCGCATGACTTTGTCGCAGGTCCATATATCATGCAGGGCAGAGGTCAAGGCCCTTCTTACCAGATGGAGGGCATCGATACCTTTATTAAGAAATATCCGGCATCAGGAATAATCACCTTTGAGCATGCTAAGGAAATGGCTAAAATTCTGGATGATACTCCTCTTTCATGTTCAGGACTCACTCACGATGGGCCAGTGCGATCTTACAAAGGTGCAGACGACATATACTGTACTGCTGCTAATGATGCTTATTCCAGAAGCGCTAATGCTCAGCTCGCTGAAATACGTGCTGATATAACTCGCGCTATATATAAGCTACCAATGCCTAAAGCAAATGTATGGTCGCAGGTATATGTCTATAAGGGTAAAGTATCAGTGTGGTATCGATGTCGTGATGCACCAAATTCACCGGAAGGATATCGTATTGATTGGTTTGCTGTATCTGCATTCGCCGTGGCCGGTGCCACCAAAACAGTGACTAATCAGGGATTCGAAGTATACTTGTGGCCTCGGCAGCGTATGAGATCCCAGGAAATAGATCTTATTCATAATGCTCCAAGACGTTTAAAGGCAGTCCTATTTTCAATGCTAGAAAAGGCAAGGACAACACGCACGAGCATCAATGAGGTTTACTTGGCGTGGGAACGTTTAGCAACCACCGTCAATTCATCAACATATGCCTCTGGCAAAATGTTTCTGACGTGCCGTTTCTTGTCATCAACATTATCGTCACCTTCATCTCCCTTTGATGAGATGGCCAAGAAACTCGAAACGCCTGTCACCTATGCTGACGTGGCATATTTGATGCGTTTAGACAAGGTACTTTCATCCTGGGGCGTGCGAGACCAATATAGTGGTCGTGCTGCGCTTCTCGGCTTACCACGAGCCTTCTCACAACTCGAGTCTTATTG